ATGAGCAGTCTTTTCATCAACGAGCATGGCGGACGCTTCACTGTCGAACCCGCTCATTCGAGCACCCCGCTGCACACAGCAGCCACCCAGGCGGACGCCATTGCCTGGGCGAAACAAATGCATCCGAACGACGCTTTGCACGTTGCGCGGGTTCGCCATCTATCGGATAAGCGCAATCCCGACCATTGGCGCAAGGTCTGACAGCACAGCATCAAGCTGAGTGCCGGGCATCGCATTATGGGTAATGGTGATGTTTTGGTGATTAACTGCCTTCATCCTAATTAGTGCATGGGGTTCTTATCTTCACTGGGTTGTTTGTAGGGACTTGGTCTAATCATATGAGTACTTCTGAAGAAAAGGATGTGAGATGAAGGATGTTTATGATTTTATCTTGGATATTTATTTCGACGAAATAAATACGAGAGAGCGTATCGTTTCTAGAATTCAGGTAAATTTGGCAATTTTTGCTAGCGTGCTTGCTATTTTGTCTTATATGGCTAGACGGCTTGATTATTCCTCTGGATACCCTTTAGTGATCTTATTTTGGATTGGCGAATTTTCATCGCTCGTACTGATTGGAGTGTCGATTTTTTTGACATATCACGCATTTACTGGGTTTGAATACAAGTTCTTCCCAAAAGCAAAAGATGTCATTGCCTATAAAAGGGATATAGCGAGATATATTGATCGTGGCGAGAATATTCATGGAAGCATTGAAGAGTTCATGATTGATAGCGTTTGTGAGTGCGTTGACAACAACTATGCATTAAACGAATTTAGAAGGAAAAAGATAAGTTTTTCTTTAGTTTTCTTGGTTATGTCCGGCATCCCAATATTTTTTACATGTTTTTTGTTTGTTGTCTTTGATATGGATGCTTCGTCCCCACGTAAGGATATGCTCATTGTTGATCGATCAGTTGTTGCCCAGCTAAAAGAGCTTACCTCTTTGACTAAATCTAATTACATGAATAACCAATTGAAGGAGGGCGTGCAAATGAGCGACGAAAGAAATCAAAGCGGCCAAGGTGGCCAGGGGGATCAAAATAGACAGGGTGATCAAGGTACTAATCAGGGAAGTCAAACGTCCAAGGTGCCGCCGCTTCCACCTCTTATTCCTCCAAAGATTCAAATATCGACAGAAAACTTCAAAGGCGATAAAGGTAAGGAGACACTCAATGAATGAGTCCTTCTTTTCCTTGAGTCGCTCGGAAATGAGGTGGTTCTAACTGAACACCGAGACGGGGTCAGGTTAAGTTCTGGAACTGGCAGAAAGTGAACCTGACCCCGTTATCCGCCGGAGACATTAAAGAAGGCTGGTTGCGGCCGCTATTTAAGCCCATTCAAGCTCCAGATTCTCATAGTCAAAAAATGAACACGGGAGGAGTCGTATATGTTCGATGACGCTAAACAACAGATGGAAAAGATTCTAGAACTTGTCCAAATGTGTCCTGAAAAGCTTCAGGAAAAATGTTTTGAAGTACTTATGAACGCATATGTTGCCAGTCTAACGGTCAAACACAAGTCGCAGCAGTCAACGCATTCTCAGGAGGGACGGACGAGTCAATTTGAGCAGGCGGAAAATGTGGCTAAGGTTCCTGAGGCAATTAAAGGTCGTCTAGTAAGTACTGCCGCAAGACTTAAAATTACGGTCGATCAGCTAGCTAGTCTTTTTGACTTTAATGCTGACCCGTTTTCATATCACGCATATGCTGTTCCAGGGACAACTAAAGCTGAAAAGACCAAGAATGTTGCCCTGCTGCTTGCCGCGAAAGGTTATCTGTCTGGCGCTGGATGGACAGTCGATTGGAAGGAGTTTCGCGCCAGCTGCGTAGATCAAAATTGCTACGACAAAGCCAATAACGGGATGGGTGCCAGTATGAATAATCATAGAGATACATGGGGAGAGAAATGCCTATTTTTAAAGAGCGGTTGAAAGAAATCGTGGAGCTCGTAGAGCTTGTCCCCGAGCAATTTAAGAATCAATGCTTCGAGCTTTTGCTTAAAGAAGCTATTGAGGCAAGCCGAGTGGTTCGTGTACCTTCAGGTGAGGAAGGTAACGGTTTGGATCGGAACAAAGCTGCTGTTGCCGATATCGAAGGTGCTGGGGACGGGGAGGAAAAGCGTTCTAGTGGCGGGCATAGTGGAAGCCAGGCGGAGATAGTCAATAGCGATCTCCATTTGAAGACGCGTCGATTCATGGAGAGGAATGGCATAGATATTGCGAGAATTAATGAGCTTTTTTACAAAGAAGATGGCGAGATAAAGCCTTTAGTGGAAGATTATGGATCCACTAAGATGGCTCAATGTCAGATCAGAATTGCGCTGTTTCGAGCTTTAAAAAATGCACTTCCAACGGGCGAGTTTGTGACTTCTGTTGAAGCGGTTAAGTTGGAGTGTGTCGATCGCAAAACTTTCGATGGTCCAAATTGGTCGAAGAATTTTAAACAAAATGCGACATTGTTTGATTTTGAAGATTTTTCTCGTGATGTGGTTGAACTTCGATTAACGGAAGATGGCAAGCAGGAGCTTGCAAACATTATTTCTCAACTGGGTTGATCAATGCTCGACTTATTGAATGGCATCTTCAATCGAGCGAAAGCGTTGCGGCGGGAGCTTCGCACGCACGCTCCAAAGTTAGTTGCGCGAAGGAGCTTGCGAGACGAAGCGGGTTCACTCGGCGCGCATTGGCATCAGGAAGTTCTTCCTAAAATAACTCAACACGCTGATATGGAAGTCTTGAAGCGATATAGCGATGCTTTTACACGACTAATAAAGTTGAGTGGTCCAAATAATCTGGCAAAAAGTTATCTTGAGGTGCTTGATATAATCATAAGAAATTTTCAGGATAATTTTATTATTCCTGCGCGACAGGGAGGTTTTTCTGCGTCACATGTAAGCGAGTTTGATACCTTCCTGGACGCGATAACGGATGGTGTCGAAAGTGAATATTTTTCGGAGGCGATAGCCTGTGCCAAACACGGCTATCTGCGCGCGGCCGTGGTGCTGGGATGGAGCGCTGCTATTGATCGAGTTCATCGGCGTGTTGAGGAGATAGGATTTAATAAATTCAATTCGACTTCACTGCAAATGGCGAATCAGCAATTGGGGCGTTATAAGAAGTTCAACCAGGGACAAAATATCAGTAGTCTGGCTGATATTCGCGAAGTTTTTGACAATATAGTATTATGGATTATTGAGGGTATGGGATTGATTGACGCTAATCAGCACACCCGGCTCCGGTCATGTTTTGATATGCGCTGTCATAGTGCGCACCCGGGCGAGGCGCCTATTACTACTTACAATTTACTTTCATTCTTTTCGGATCTTGATCAGATAATCTTCAAGAACCAAAAATTTAAAGCTATGAAAGCGCCAGAATGATTTTTTGTAAAGCTGCATCGATTATCCATAGATAGACCAACCTTTGAAGTTGGATTGATGGAGGAATTGGGTTTGTTATTGCATAAATAATACAAATGCAGGTGGTCGCCATGCAGTGGCCCTGCCTCTTGTAAAGATTAATGTGTGGCATCATTTTGCACTGAGAAAGTCGAATAACGCTTGCTATGCATCACGATGCAGAAAAAGAAGAAACTGAGCGTGCCTCTTTAGATCGAAGGTGACAGGATTGGGCGTTTATTAATTTATCTTAATCTCGGCGACCTAAAGAGTGTGGGCGCACTAAACAGGAAGAGGAATTGCTCGTGCACCAATTGCTTCGGTGGCTTGACAGATTTGCGTGGTCAATCGTTTTCGCATGTATGGGTCTTGTCGTAGGCTTGGCGCTTAAGTACCCAGCGGACTGGAACCCGCCGGACCCAACACTCAACCTGCTTGGAGGGCTTGTGGGGTCGTTGGGCTCCGTCGCTGCAGCATTTCTTGTCCTACAGCGCCAGTTTGCCCACGAGGGTGATAAGGAGGCAAAGCGCGAGCAGGATGTGCGTCGTAAGATCGGGCGGATATTTACGGTTCTTTTAGTAGAGATTCAAGTCGGATTACAGAAGAGCGATGACGGTCGAACGGTGACAGTCACTGAGCTTGGGGGTAAGCTCGCGAAGCTAGTGCCAACTCTTCTCAAATACGAACAGGTGTTGCCTAGCCAGCTTGAGGCTTGGATGGACTTCGATGAAGAGTGCGTTATGTTCTTCGAAACCACGCGGGTCGCCCTCCAGGCGCTTAGTGTCGGCTGCGAGAAACTGCGTGAGCAGGTGTTATTAATGTCCGAGTTGCCGCTGACTGACAATTTCAAGAGCAACTGGGAAGCCTTAATATATGATGCCAACACGCTCGTGGATCACGTCATGGAAATATCTGGTAGCGACGAGCTGAGGGGTGCGAGAATCGAGCCCAAGGCACATCTGAGCTTAATCCTTGAGAGCTGATGGAATATCCTGGCAGCCATTGCGGGTGCAAGAATAGCGCCGCTTTAGATTTTAAGTTTTTCGCACTCAGTAAAAAGGATCATCGATTTCCGATGAAAGAAATTGGGTTGAGTTATCCCTCGATTTCTCCGGCGCTTTAATTGGGACACTCGATGCATTCTCTTGATGTTCCAAGAACGAGGGACAGGTTTGTTTTCCGCACTCAACAAAAAAGCCCGACGATCTCTCGCCGGGCTTTTTCTTGCTTCATTGGTGGAGGTGGCGGGAGTCGAACCCGCACGCATTGGCTTAAGACTGCGCCTTCCCAGCGGTAGGTTGACCAGAAGTTGACCATTCACCCTTCAAAGAAGACGGCGCCTTTGCCGTACGAGGCTATGGTGTTCATCTGCGCGACTGTGAGCAAGTCGATGTCAGCTACCACGATTTTCGCGTTGCCGCTCCGTGCGTAGGCTGCAAGCGTATTGAGCTGATCCGCTGTGAACCTCGTGGCACTGACCCTAAATCCGCCGCCATGGGCGGCGAGGGTATTTAGCTGATCGACGGTTAGTAGCGTGGTTTTCATTGCCGCTCCTTGATCCTGGGTTGCTCAGCCCAGAGGGCCGATACCTTCTGGCCAGCGTCTGGCGCCACCGAGGGTATCCAGCGCCCGTAGGTTCGCACAATCATCGTCCAGTCCTTGTGCCCCATCATCGACGCCACCCACACCGGATTCTCGCCCGCGCTGAGCAACGTTGAAGCGAAGGTATGGCGCATCTGATAGGGGTAGCGATAGCGCACGCCGGCCGCTTTCAGTACTGGCTGCCAGGCCGTCTTGCGGATCGGTCCGTCGTGCTCCCACGGCTCGCCCGTGCGCGGGTTGAGGAACACCTCTGCGCCGGCGAGCTGGGTGTGCTGGCGCTGGGCCAGGACTGCATTCAGGGCAGGCTCCAGCAATGGCACGGTGCGGCGCCCGGCTTTGGTCTTAGGGGCCTTCACCTGCTTGCGAACCTTGGCCCGCCGGACCGATATCGTGCCGTTGACCAGGTCGACATCCTCCCACCTGAGCGCAATCAGCTCGCTGGTGCGAAGGCCCGTCCAGAATCCGAACTCGAACAGGTTGCGCACCTGGCCGTTGGCGGCATCGAGGATGGCCTTGACCTCAGCCGGCGTGAACGGGTCGACGTCATCCGACTCCTTCGGTGGCTCGATCTTCCGCGGCGTCCAGCCAATGAAGGGGTTGGCGGTGATCTGCTCATCCTCCATCGCCTGGGAGAAAAGTCCGCGCAGCGGCAGCAGCAGGTTTCGGATCCGCTTGAGGCCACAGGTCTGCGCCGACACCCATTCCTTCAGATCGCCCCTGGTCAGCTCGGTGAGCCGCTTGGCGCCAAAGGCTGGAATCCAGACGTTCTGGATGGCCAGGTCGTAGTCGTTGTAGGTGGAGTGCTGAATCTGGCCCTTCATGCCCTTTAGCCACTGCTCCAGAGCCTTGCCGATAGTCACGGCCGCGCCGGGCGTGCGGCTGAGCATGGTCGCGCGCTTGCTATCGGGGAAAAACTTCGCGTAGTCGAAGGTGCCCCGGGCGATTTCGGCTTGGATCTGGGCTCGCAGATTGGCGGCAAACTTTTGGTTGGCAGCCGTGGGGACCAGCTTCAGCCGTTCGCGGCAGCGAACCCCGCGATAATAGAAGTCGATCGTTATGCTGCGCTGCGTTGAAGCGCGCACACCTGCTTGCCTTCCACCCATATTCCATATCCCTCAGTGTCGATCAGCACCCTCCCGTCGGGGGCCTTTTTCCAGACGATGCCTTCCAACCATACGCCGGTCTTGATCTTGGCGCGCACCGCGTCCTCGGAATAACCCGATTCCTCGGCGAATTTGCCAATGGTCAGGTAGCGAACCATAGGCTTATCGGACCTCCTTGCCGCCGACCCGCTCCGGAGCGACGATTGGCGCACTGAAGACGATGGGGGACTCACGCATGTCGTTGCCCATGCCAGTAGGAAATCTGTGGGTGTCCATCGTGACGCTTCCAGTTTCGCGTCAGAACGAAGAGTGGTATGGGCGATGGTTCATCTACGACTGTCGGCCCGATTTGGAGACGAACGCGGAGGCGAAGCCGCTCTGCAACGGGGCGACGACGAATTTTCCCGACGAACGCCAGGCGGAGAAGGCTGCGAAGCTTCAGGGCAGGCGCCAGGCACTCGCCATGCAGCAGTGACGCTGCGCGGTCGCGCTGACGCCCATAGGCTATCCTGTGGCCAATCATCAGGATGGGGAGTTCACGCATGCTTGACGATTCCGAGCTGTACATCAAAATTGATGCCGCGTACGAGGCGTGGCTGGCCGAGAACGGCCGGACCAGGTCGCGTGAAAGTGGCGGAATCTTCTCCGCCGTGAAGACGCACATGGGGACGGACCGTTTCCATGGTCTTAGTGAGGCTCAGTTGAACGAGATTGTTGACGGCGACAAGCGATACACCGACTGACATCACGCTGCGTCCCTGACGCTGTTTGTGACTAATCACGCGGCTTACCCCTCAGGTCGATTTCGCCGGGCCATCGGCCGCCAAGATCGATTCCGATCTCATTGGCAAGGTCGATCAGTGCCTTCTCGGCGTGGCATGCGAGCGTCATTGAGACAGGACGCTTGTGCGGCTCCATCGGAAACCCGCTCTGTTCGCGGATGGTCTTCATCGCATAGAGCAGGTACATGGCGGCGCCTTCGATCGCGCGGTGGTCGATTACGAAGGATTTCGTAGGGGCGTGATACTTCATGCTTCGGCGCCCTGCTTGGCGGCAAGAGCACTCGTGGTTACCTGCTGGACCACCTTGCGGCCGGCAGTGATCGCATGGACGATGGGCGCACTAAACAGGATAGGGGGTTCACGCATGGCCGCTAATCCGCGGGACGAGGTGTTTGACTTCACGAAGACCCTGGTCGGCGACGACGCCGTGGGTATGCTTTCGAAGCTGCTGTGGGAGATGCAGCAGATATTCGAGTACAAGGGGGATGAGTCTGCGATACGTGCTTTCATGTCCTACAACGCAGCATCCACCGCATGGCACATTCATGAGTGGCTGTGGAAACTTTGCCCTGACGATCAGCGTTCGAACCTGCTGGAGGTCGTCAACGCGAAGACCCAAGACTTCGATGGATACGTCCGCGGACTGCAGCTTTCGAACGGCGCCATAGCAATCTGCCGGCAGATTGCTACGGCTGGCAAGCACGTTGGAGTTAAGTACAACCGCGACGACATTGCAGGCGAAATACACCACGATGCCGAGACCGGGGCGACCGCAGTCAAGTTTAAATGGAATGACCGAGTGGTTGACGATCTTGCCGTCTATGCCGAAGCGCTCCATGTCTGGATGCGCATCTATGTTGGGCTTGGTTTCAAGGAAGCCGAAAAGCTCGCCTCCGTTGTGGCCGAGATAGATGGTTGGCGGGCGGCGCAACAGGGCGCAACGGCAAATGGCGAATAGTGCTAGCTTGCCGATCTCGTTGTAGTAGTGAGCCGCGCTCATCACCCCTTCTCCTTCCCGGCGAGCATCGGGGAAGTGAGCCGCTCCGCAACCCAATTCCGCATACGCTGCCAGCGCTCTGCCGGCGTTTCAGGGCCGTGAAGGTAGTTGTGCCAGTTATTGCCTTCGTCGTTCTCGAACATGATTTCTTGAACGAGGGCGTTGGCGCTGCCGAACGCACTGCTGATGACGTCGAAGTCGCCTTGCTCGGCGGCGTCGGCCATGGCCGCCAAGTCAATGCCGCGGTTAGCGCCCAGCACACCCAGCGTGCAGTAGGCGCCTTCCGGCGACTGGAACGAGCCACCCTCCAGCTCCTTGACCGGCATCGCGTCCAGCGCATCGCGAATGGCGATTAACAGCGCCTGGCCGCGCTTGCCGCTAATGGCGCGTTGCACGGCGCCGCGCCACAGGCCCGGGTTCTCGCAGTCGTCGCTGTATCCGCTGCGGCTCATAGGAAAGCCTCCGCAACGAAGCCCATCAGCTCGCGCGGGCTGAGCTGGAACCGGTCGAATTCCTGATGGAAGCGCTGGCCCTTGGCGATGATACTGTTGGCGTGGATCGAGGTTTCCTCGGTCTTCGTCATCAGCGTGATAACGACGCCGTCGACGGGCGTATGGTGGTACGCCCCGGGCTGCATGATGTATTCGCATCCTGCGTCGATGCGCTCGGCCGCATGCTCGTACACATTGCACTGCGCGACCACGCAGGACTCGCGGCCGCCCAGCGCGCTCCTGGGACCGTTGTGGGAAATCACCTCGTGCGTGCCTTCGCGCACCAGCTCGATGTCGACCCGCACGTTTACCTGGGTGCCTTTGAGCACGCGGCTAATGAACCCGAAGCGGTGATTGTGGATCGCGGAATGCTCGTAGCAGTCGCGACGTGGCAGGTCCGGGTGCCACACATGAAGGCGGCGATTCGCCGGCAGCACCACCTGGATAAAGCCCAAGCCGTGCAGGCTTACGGTCTCCTTGGTGGGCGTGAAGTCTTTCAGGTGGCGCACGTTCATGGCGAACCTCCCTTGCCGGGGCGGCCCGCCACCTCGGACCATTCATCGCAGACGTGGACGGTGAGCGGCAGAAAATGTGAAAGCTGCATCGTGCAGCTCGTGCCGGAGCAAACCTGCATGTACTGCGGGATGAGCTGAACCTCGTCGTGACCGCGCAGGCAACGGCGATCGGGGCATCCAGCGAGAAGGGCGACGCACAGCACTACCGCGAGCAGCACGGCAAAGGGGCGCCGGATCACTTTGCGCCTCCAGCGGCCGCAGGCTCGCATTCCAGGTCGGTGAATTCGGGACCGGCATGCCACGCGATGACCTCGTCCCCCTTGTCGCAGACAGGGACATAGCGATAGTCGAACTCGTCGTCGCTCTTAATGTCGTACCAGCCCGAGACCGCAATGTCGCCTTCATCGTTCTCGTCTAGCACTTCCTGAGACCAGCCAGGGCCGGATGCCTCGCAAGGATCGTCGTCGGAACTGCAGAGCGGATACCGGTTCGCATAGACGGCCGGAAAGGTGTGGACCTTCCCGCTAGCGCGCCTGATCGCGATCCAGTAGAAGCCGTCCCTTCCTTCGGCCACGGGCGGTAGCCGCTCGGAAGTCCGAACCCACCCATTCCGCGCCGACGCAGATTCATGATTGCGGACCAGGTGGTGACTTTCCGCATCCTCGAAGGCGGCGCGGGCATCCGTCGCGTTGAGCGCACCACCAAGATCATGGCGCTCCACCCATTCCGCGACCTCGGAGTCAGTGGCGCTCCGGTCCGCAACACATATGGCCGCCATGGCGTCGCGAACGCGTTCCGCACGTGAGCGCGCTTGCTCGGGCGAATCGCCATATACACGCGCGAAAACCTCGTCGCGGTCCGGCTCGACTCGGAGCTGGACCCACCAATCACCCAAGCCGGGATACTCATCACCGTTCGCCGTTGGAAGGCGACCGACGGCCAGGGCGATGCCATCAGGCTCCACGTCTCGCAGGGCGTAGAGCTTGGTCCCGGCCGGAAAATCGTAAGGCCCATTTCCGGCGACAGCCTCCGCCACTGCGTGACGCAGAAAGGCCTGGCATTCCTCGTGCTTAGGGCCGAGGCTTTCAGCGATCTTCTCCGCGGCGCCCAAGCCGAGCCGAATGCCGCGGCGGATCGGTTCGACAAGCACGCGGCGGGCGGCTTCGTTTCGCGTGCGCTCGACAAGAGAGTCGATTGCCTCACCCAGGTTGCCCTGCGTCGCATGGGCGAAGCCATGCCGCGTAAGAGCGGCGATAACCTGGTGGACGGCGATGCCCAGCCCTTCGTTGATGGCGGATTCACTCACTGGCTTGCTCCTTGGCGTCGGCCTTCCGGAGGAAGCGGCGGCGGCGAGCCTCCGTCTTTCCCTGGGCGGCGGAGATTTCGCGCTGGGCGCGGAAGATGGCGTCTTTGACGTTGGGCGGCAGGCGGCCGTCCTCGGCGTGCTGCATGGCCCGCTCCAGCAGGCGAGCGGCCTGCGTCATGTTGGAGTTGGCCTCGGAGCACTCGGCGGCGCGGCCGCGCAGTTTTTCGGCGGCTTCGTTCATGGCGTCCCCTTGCTGGGCACGAAGTCCCGGCAGTAGTGGAGCGCCGCGGGGTACTGGCCGATCAGGCCGAGCTTGCAGCGCCCCATGCCGACCTCGGGGTTATTCGGGTTGGCCACGTGCAGGTTGCAGTCCAGGCAGCGCACGCGGGTTTCCACGATGCGCGGTGGCGGCGCGTCCTTGGGGTAGCCGTACCATTCGGGCGGGAGGCTGGGGCGATAGCTCGGCATGCTCAGGCCCTCGCGGTGCTGGGCTGGCTGGCGTTGGCCGGGAGGTCGGGGTACGACCCCCAAGCCTTGTGCATTTCGCGCCACGGCGTGTCCGTGTAGCCGACGGCACCTTTCGACGCATAGCGGCGCAGCTGCCCGTCCTGCCACACCTCACGGCGGCCGGTGGCTGCGTTGTCGAAGATCCCGTCGAACAGGTCGGCCGTGGTCATGGCGGTGGCTCAGGCCGAAGCCGCTTCCGGCGTCTCGATGGCCGGCTTGTCTTCGGGCCGCAGCGCGACCGGGAAGTACGATTCGAGCGCTTCGCCACGGAACACCGGCATGATCATGCCAAGGCCCTTTTCGCCCGTGCGCATATGGGCGGTAAACAGCGTTGCCTGCTTTTCCGGCTCTTCGCAGACCTTGTGGAAGAACTCGATTTCACCGGGCAGCTGCTTGGCCTGCAGCAGGTATTGCGCCGCCAAGGATCCCACGAGACCCTTAGCCCATTGCTCGGAACTGCCCATTACGGCGCCGATGTTCGGGAACCGGCCGTCAATCAGGCAATCGCCCGGCTCGACGTACAAAGCCTCGCTCGTGTAGCCGTCGATGATCGTCGCCAGGCCGGCCTTGCCTTGACCACGCGTGATGACGATCTTGTTGCCCTTCTTGAGGAAGAACGCCGCGCGCTTCGACAGCCGCAGGATCAGGTTCTCGCTCACGAACCCGCCGCGGTCTTCCTCCACGTAAAGCATGTGGCCGTTGGTGGCGGCGATGACCGGCCACTTGCCCGGGATCAGGGCAACACCGTTGAGGTAGTAACGGATGTCCTGGTTTGCGGCGAACGGATAGACGCGGCCGACCGCTGCCGCGCTGATAATCGCGATCTGCTCCGGCGCTTTCACTTCCGGCGCGGCGTCTTCGGTCTTCGGCTGGCGCTTGCTGCTGGTGCTCGACATCGGGACTCTCCTTGGAGCCTGCGCGGCGCATCGGCCGCAGTGATGGAACGAAGGGATCAGCGCCGCTTGTCGGGCGCCTTCAGGAAATCGGGGATGCGGCCGGATGGGTTGAAGCGGCGGAACCAGAACCTGAAGATCGGCGCGCGGAGCTCGACCGACTGCAAGGCGGCACGGGCGCGTGCGCCGCGGTCGCGCGAGACGGGCGGCTTGACCCACTGGCGCGCAGCGCCAGGCTCATTGATGCCGCGCCGGCGCCAAATGCTCTCGTCGGCGTAGTAGGCCAAGGCGCTCATCAGCTGGGCGTTGGCCGCCTCCAGCTCGCGGGTGCGCTTGCGGAAGAAGAGGAAGAGCATCAGGCGTGCCCTCCCGCGGCCATGCACACGACCAGGCCGAGAATCAGCGCCAGGTCCATCAGGGCGGCGACCTTGACCAGGTCGAACCAATCGGCACGGGTGGCCGGGTGCAGTTCGCGATCTGCGCTCATGCCGACTTCGGCGCGAACGCCGCCTGCATGCTGGCCAGCCAGGTCTCAGCCCAACCCAGGGCGACAGCCGCATGCTGGTTGGTCTCCGGCGTATCGCCCTGGCGGATGCTCATGAAGAACCGCTCGATCGGGCGATACGAATCCTGCGGCAGCGTATCGACGTCCACGCCGCGCACATTGGCGATGGTGCCAACCAGGCAGGCGCAGGTTCCGGTATAGGTCGATCCGTCGACGCGCCCTTCCTTCAGCGCCGCGATCAGCGCGGGCACCTCCGCAGGCGCCCAGGACAGCACGTCGTAGAAGTCGGCGCGGATGGGTTGCAGGTCGGCGGCGCTCAGGTCGGCGGCGCTCAGGTTGGCGGCGCGCAGGTTGGCGGCGCTCAGGTTGGCGGCGCTCAGGTTGGCGGCGCGCAGGTCGGCGGCGCTCAGGTTGGCGTCGCTCAGGTCGGCGGCGCTCAGGTTGGCGGCGCGCAGGTTGGCGGCGCTCAGGTTGGCGTCGCTCAGGTCGGCGGCGCTCAGGTTGGCGTCGCTCAGGTCGGCGGCGCTCAGGTTGGCGGCGCTCAGGTCGGCGGCGCTCAGGTTGGCGGCGCGCAGGTTGGCGGCGCTCAGGTCGGCGGCGCTCAGGTTGGCGTCGCTCAGGTCGGCGGCGCTCAGGTCGGCGGCGCTCAGGTTGGCGGCGCTCAGGTCGGCGGCGCTCAGGTTGGCCTTCTCGGCGATCGCCTTCTTGACGGCAAAGCCGAGCTGCACCGAATACGACTTGTCGGCAACTTCCGCGGACAGCTCGCAGGTGTACTGCACAGCGCCGGACCAGCGATTACGGATCTCGAATTTCATGCGATGGTCTCCATGGAGAAAGAAGGGCCGGCCCCGGGAGCAACAGGGGCGTGCTCCGCTGGCGTCGAAGGGGAGGGGAGCGACGCTGGGGCCGGCAAAACGGAAAGGGGAAGGCGAGCTTTGCGGACGACCAGCATTCGCTGCAGCGCAGCCAGCTGGAAATCCACGGCGCGCTGCTCAACGGGAGACAGGGCGGCGTAGCTCATGACGGGTACCGCGAGGCGATGACGATGTTGGCGATCAACATCGCGGCGGCGCCGGCACCGATCAGCACCACCAGCAGGAACAGCCAGGGGTTGCCGCTCTGCGGTGTGCCGTCTTCGCCGGGGACAGGGACCGGGCTGGCGAGCCGGTGCCGGCGCCGCTTCAAGTAAAGGACGTTGGAGGCATGCGTGTGGAGCGCGGCGGCTTCGCCGCGGACCGGGCGCAGGTAGTAGGTGCCGCCACTGGCACGAAGGTCAGCCATGGCGGGAGTCCTTTGCGAGCGCAGCATTGCCAATAGCGACCAGCTCGCACAGCGATTTCCGACTCTGGTGCATCGTGTAGCCGGTCCGCTGCTCAATCTCCCTGTATTTGGCGAACAGCTCAGGACGGTGCCTAGCCCCATTCGCCAGATCACGAGGGCTGCCCATAATGCAGAAGACGCAGGACAACCTTTCGTTGCCGGCTTCGTACGCCCAGTGGAGCGATTGCCCGGCGCCGGCAATGGTCTGCAACACCTGATCGGTGGTCAGGTCGTGGATTGGCAACCACTCGAACCAGTCCCGGCCGGCGATGCTGCCGCGCTCGTTGCGTGAGAAGGGCGCGCGCTTTGCGCGTCCGGGGCTTTCCTGCGCACGAAGGCCCAGGCAACTGACGATCTTGGAGAAGCGATGCTCCTTGGCGTAGCGGCGCACTTCGCGCTCGATCGGCCCGCGCTTCAAGTCGCTCGTGCACTGGCGGTTCGAGGCCGAGGGCCAGCACGACGAATTAGGGCCGGGGCGGACCTTAAAGCGATGCTCCACCATGTCGAAGAACGTCTTGACGGCATGGGCAACCACAAACGGGAGGCCGGCCTTCTCCGCCTGGTTGCTGGCGTGCTCTTGTGCACCATCCCATTCGGCCTCGCCTAGCGAGGCGTGGACCACCAGCAGTTGCGAGCGCGGGATGATTTCGAGCAAGCGAATGAGCATCGCCTGCGAGTCCTTGCCGCCGCTGTGGTTGGAGACAAAGAGGGCGCCGGCAGCGATCAGCTCGTCAACGCTGGGTAGTGCTTCGTTGGAAAGGACGGCGGCCATCAGCGAGTCGCCTCCGGCGCGGCATCGGCGGGCAGGTGGCCCAGCAGGCGCTCGCCGCCGCGGCCTTCCTGGAAGTAGACGCCGCGCTTGGTGGCCAGGTAGCCCGGGCCGTTGTCATAGTCGCCGGCCGAGAACCACTCCGGCCGCTCGATCCGGATCGTTACCGGATCGCCCGTCAGGCGCATGCCCAGGAAGCGGCGGTCCGCGTCGGACGCGTGGAAAGCGCGCTTCGTCGAGTGGCTGTGGATCGCGTGGCCGGTGCTGACCATGCCGTCGGGCACGTTCTCAGCAAAGGACGCGCAGAAGATGTGCGCCTGGCTGGTGTACGCGTCCACGGCGTATCGCTGGCCGTCGGCGCTGCGCGCAATTGTGCCGCAGGCCTCGAACTGGGTCTGCTCGGAGAAGGTCACCAGCGCCTTGCCGACGCGGAGCAGGAACGTGTCCAGAGATTCGCCCGCGGCGCTGCGGAACTCGCCGACGCGCTCAGTCGGCGCCTGCACGTTGGGCGTGTCGCTGGCCTGCACCGTCGCCACGCTGCTGGCGACCAGCGCGGCAACGGCGGCTATGGAGCGGCGGTGGCTGCTGCGGAACGGGCGGTTCATGCCGCACCGTCCTGCTGCCCGGCATTAGCAGCGGCAATATGCGCGCGCCGCTTATGCACGCCGCGCACCAGCGCGTCAGCCAGCTCTATCGCCTGTTCCTCGCCGATGCACATTTCCAGCGGGCCGAATGCAAGCCGGACCGGCGCCTCCAGGACGAGAAGGTCAGACACCACGACCCGGATGACCGAGGCTCCGAGCTGCACCAGCGACTCGCTGCGCGCGCCTTCGACGAAAGCGTATGAACCCAGCGACGGGGTGCGAACCGTGATCCTGGCGGGCGCGTCGCCGTCGCAGCCGGCGAGACCTGCCGGGGCGACACTGCCGTCCGAGGGGGCGGCTTGCCCATGCGCTGCATTCGCGTTTCCTACACAATTTGTCGTGTAGGGCGTGGAGCACTTGCTGGTCTCGGTCGGCATGGCAAACTCCCTTCGTGTTTGATCAGGAGTTTGTTCATGAACGAACAAAACTGCAATCATCCGTGAACAATATCGTTCAGCGGCCGTTTATGCTCGGAAGACTTACCGCCCTGGGAAGGAATGCACCGATGAATAACCGTTCGAGGACTTACATCTGGCTAGTGGCGCTGGCGCTGTCCGCCTTCGTGGGGGCGTCGGCTAACGCGCAGGACGCCCGCGGCCTGGGCACCAGCTGGCCGAGCGCCGCGGACGTGAGCCGCAGCGCGGGCTTTCACGCCTATCGCTGGATCCGCAACGGCGTCTCGTATGTCCAGGTGAACGACGCCGCTGGCGTTCCGCAGCTCGCGATCGCCGCGGCTGGCGGCACGGTCATCGTGCTGCCGGTGGGCGCGCCCACGACGCAGGTGAAAGTTATTCAGAGCACTCCAGCCGTGTCCGGCGCGCCCATCTACAGCGATGAGCGCGTGAGCATCAACCAGGACGCTTCCGGGTTCACCGTACAGTCGCTGGAGGCCGAGCCATGCACTGACCCGGTGGAATGCGCGAAGGTCAACAACGCTGTGGTGGTACCGGCCCCGCCGTCAAGCGCGCGCACCATGACGGCCCAAGACACGTGCAGCGACCCAGTCGAGTGCGCGAAGTGATGTGGAAGGGCGCCGTTGCGGCGCCCTTTTTTTATGCCCTTCGAGAATCCGGAATTAGAAGTGCTGCGACATCTTCGTCGAAGATAAACGCAGTTGTGTAACGCCAGAATCCGTCTTTCTGCTGCCGCATCTTTCCACCATACGCCTCGGCCAGCTCATACAGCCCAGCGATCGCCACTTCGTCGATTGCGCGCACCTTGGATTGATCATCATCGACCGGCCTGGCGCAAATGTGCATCCGAAGGCCGAGCCAGCGGCGACCCGCTGAAGATCCCACGCGGAGCCTGATCGATACCTCTCGAACGGTAGCCTCGCGCATGGCGTGCGCCAGGTTCTCATGGACGATTTGATAAACGGCCTGCTGCGCGCCAAGGGCGAACCCATTTACCGAGGCCGGAAGGTAAAGATAGACGTCTTCGCCGGCCGACCGGATTGTCTCGATGATGGGGGCGCAGGTGAGCGCTGTCCGCAAGCCATACTCTTCAAGGAGCGGTGGGAATAACGCTTCGCGCTTGCTGCGCAGGTCGCTGCGCGTGCCATGCAGCATGCGAAAATGCTGGCTTAGCGCTTCATCCTTCGCCATGGCTTGGCCGCGATCGACAACTCTGGAGAAGGTGAGGGAGTCATACACCTCATCAAGGATGGCCGCCTTGTAGCGGAGCATAGAGTCGGGAAGGTTTATCTTTCGCTGCAGGGCTTCGCGCAGGCGGTCCTTAACCTCTTCCTCTCGCATCATCCGCTCGCCGAATCGGCTGACGAAAATTCCGACGAACCATGCGCTGACACTAAAGGCGATGGCGATCTGCTGAGCTTCAACCACTCCTGGCTCGCGCGAGCCTGATTCGGTGAGCACCACGGCGCCATTGGCCAGAATCATTCCGAGCGCCGCGCCACGCGTTCCGTGCATGGCCGCGAGAAGGATCGGCGGGACAGCCGAAAGACCTACTCGAAGGGTCCAAAGCAACGGTGACGGAATGCCAGTGTGCGCGATCACCACCAGAGCCAAGCATGGGCTGGCCAGAAAAAGGGCTGACTTAACTGCAGGAGCGAGGCCCGCCTGGACGAGGCGCTGTTTCCAGGGGCTTTGCGTTAGGAAGACTAGCCTGCCGAAGGCGACGAGTGGGGCCATTGTGAGGCCGCCAAGAAACGTGCCGCATGAATAGATCGCAAGTAGCCCTAAGACAGACTCTCGCTGCGTGGTGATGGATACGGTGTAGGTCGACCACACGGCAAAGCTCGCCAGTGGCTGAGCCATCGCTGTTGCCAATAGGGAGGCCATCAAGATCATGCCGTTGTGCGCCGACGGCTTGAGCATGTCGAGCTTGTACTGGTTCCCAATCAGAGCGCCGGGAATAATGACTAGCGGCTGCAGGATCGCATAGACGAATACGTAGCTCGGGGTGACGAAATCATGCTCGTGAAACGCCGTCACCGCACATCCAAGGTTTACCAGGAAGTCCGCTGCGAGGATGGTGGGCCAGCGACGAACATCTGTGACCAGAAGCACCGCGAGCCGCAGGCCAACAGATAGGTTTAGGTGGGACGGTGCGTCCTTGAGTGCGAGGAACGCCAACGCGTATACCCCGCCGATCAACGCGCCGCGCAAAGCCTCCCCCAGCTTGCCCATAATTTCCCTGGCCCCTGTTGGCATGGTGGATCACACGCGCGACGGCGTTATTTTCGTGAGCACCTTGCCGTGAATTACGAACTTTTCCAGCTCTTTCCCTTGGAGCTCGGTCAAGTCTTTGGATTCCTCAGAACCTGATATGCGTAGCACGTTGTCCGCCGGCAACCAGGTCAGTTTCTTGATGTCGCGCACGTTGTGGTAGGTGTAGGCGTAAAGCCCCACACCCCACACCTCCACATCCGTTGCCCGCGTATCGATGATTGCAATGCTGCCCTCGGCAAGCTCTCCTCGATTGCTCTGATTTCGCTTTACAGCGAAGCGCGCAAACTCAGGCTCAATGCCAACGTTGAACAAGAACCACGAGCGCGGAAAAGCGATCGGATCATCAAGCCAGTGGTAATGATCGAACAAGGGGCCGCTGGGCAGCTCGAACCCGTCGAGCATCCGAACGAGAACTAGATCACGTTTTAGCCGCGGATCGTTGGTGATGTCCTTTCGGCGCAGGTCGTCACCAGGCACGGAAAAATATGCCCCCAGCTGGTCCAGCGTCTTGCTGGTCGGTTTGTAGTCGTCGTCGTTGAGGATGCGGTAGATCGTCGAATACGACGGCCCCGCGGCCTCAGCCAGTGCCTGCGGCGTCGGCAGGTTCTTGGCGCCCATCAGGTAGGTGAGGTTCTTGCGGATGTAGTTCATGCCTGAATAGTCGCTTTTATCAGGAGTGAACAAAATCCGGACGGTAGAGGTATTGTTCATAGGTGATTGACTTATTGTTCAAGGATGAACAAAACTAGGCGGCATGACTCCAAAAGACGCCGCCCAGTCACTGCGCAAGACCGGAATGCGGGATGCCGCGATCGCGAAAGCTGTCGATGCCAGCGTCCCCACCATCAACCGAATCAGGAAGGGCCGGGACTGTCTTTGGTCCGTAGGCGACCGGGTGATCAGGTTCGCCCTCGAAAGAGGACTGCAGCCGCAACCCAGCCAGGACGCGACGGAGGGCACCTGACATGGGCGCTTCCGAATTAGTGCACTGCAGGCTGCTGGTGATGTCCATGGCCGCCACGGTACCGGGCGCCAACGGCACGTTCCACGTGCGAAAGGTGCTGCCGTGAACGTGTTAGATGCCGCCTACAAGACGGTGCACGGCTGCGTCGGCGGATGCGACGTACTCGCAGGGCGCATGGACATGAAGCCGGGTGTCCTGCGCAACAAGGTGAACCCGAACAGCAACACCCATCATCTGACGCTGGCCGAGGCCGACGAGATCATGGGGCTGACGGGGGACCACCGGATACTGCAGGCGCTGGCGGCCGAGCACGGCTATGCGCTGGTGCGCACCGAGCTGCCGAACGTGGACGCATCGCTGATGTCCAGCGTGCTGCAGTTCCTCGGCGCCAGTGGCGCCATGTCGACCGCGCTGAACGAGGTGCTGGCCAAGGGCCAGATCACCAAGAACGCCAGCCGCCAGATCGAGGCGCACTGCGCCGACGTGCAGGCCGCCTTGCTGACCATGGCACGGCTGGCCACGCGGAAGACCTCCGACCTGGAGCGCGACGTATGAAGGCGCCCAAGGCCCTTGGCCTGCTCGGCCAGGTGGAAGCGGCGCGCGCCGCGGTGCTGTGCTCGGACCCCACGACCGCCGACCTCGTGGTCGGCATCCTGGTGTCCACCGCGCCTCTGCGGCAGCGCCCGTTGCCCGAGGAACCGATCTGGCTGGGCATCGACCTGGCGGCGCCGGACGGCGGGGCAGGGAAGCCATGAGCACGCTGCTGATGGCGCAGTGCTGGCCGCTCAAGATGCCGCCGACGCCCAAGGCGATCCTGATCTCGCTGGCCGACAACGCCAGCGACCAGGGGTATTGCTGGCCGTCGCTGACGAAGATTTGCGAGCGCACGTGCTTCGGCCGCACCGCGGTGATCGACGCCATCAAGTGGCTGGAGGAAGCCGGCGCGGTGCGCGCGGACCGCAGCGATCGCTACCGCACCACGTACATCCTGACGCCGGCGAACTACTCGCCCAAGACCGGCTGCGACGAGGGTAACCAGTCCGGCTCGCAAACTAGTCCGCCTCCCGTACTAGTTCGGCAGGCGGAAAACGAAGTCCGCCAGGCGGACAACGAAGTCCGGGAGACGGACGACGAAGTCCGCCAGGCGGACACTAACCGTCAAGAACCGTCATTAACCGTCAATAAGAGCAACCGTCAGAGGAAGCGCGTACCCGCCGCGGAGATCTCCGTCGTGTTGCCGCCCTGGCTGGACCCTCCGCTGTGGGAGTCCTGGGTCAGGGATCGGAAGGAACGCGGCCATGCGCTGACCCAGCGCGCCGCCGAACTGTCCATCGACTCGCTCGCCAAGCTCCGATCCGAGGGCTGGGCACCGAAAGCCGTGATCGACAACGCCATCGCGCTGGGCTGGCGAGGGCTGTACGCACCCAAGAACGTTCCCCCAGGAGGCGGTCATGCAAACCGTGCATCAGGCAGCAGTGGCGGGGTTGGCGACGCTGTCCAGCGCGCCATCGACCAGCGGAACGCCCGCACCGTCGGCGACCAGCCAGGCGTCACCATCGAGGGCACGCACGCCGCAGCCGCTGCTCGATAAGTTCTGGCTCAAGATGGCGCGGATGTTCGGCAACACCTGGGTCAGCCAGTACGGCGTCGATCCTGCCGGTGGTGCCGCTGATGACTGGTCCGCCGCGCTGGCCGGGCTGTCGCCGGAGCAGATCGCCATCGGCCTGCAGGCGACGCTGGCGACGGGTCGGGAATGGCCGCCGTCCGCGCCGCGCTTCCGCGCCATGTGCATGGGCATTCCCAGCATGGCCGCGGTTCGTCACCAGATGGCGCACCCCGGCGATGAGCACTCGCCCTTCATGCGCCAGTTCTGGAGCTTCCTCAACACGGCGGAGTACCAGTCCGGCGACGCGTACCGCTGCGAGCGCGCTGTGAACGAAGCCTACGAGCTGACGTGCGAGCACGTGATGCGTGGCAAGCAGCTTCCGCCGCCGATCTCCGCGCTGCTGCAGCGGCAGAAGGCGACCAAGCCGCCGGCCGCCAGTGAAGCCACTGCGCGCGCGGCGCTCAGCGACATCGCGCGCATGCTCAAGGTGGGCGAGCCGGAACAGCAGGCCGTCGCATGAGCACGCGCAATCGCATCGTCGGCGCGCTGGTGCTCGGGCCGCTCACCGTCGAGCAGATGGCCCTAATGCTGTGCATTCGAGAGGGCGGAATCCGCCGCGAACTGCTGGCGCTGCGCCAGGACGGCGTCGTCGCTTACCAGGCCGTCAGCCCTCAGGAAAGGCAGCGCTTCAAGGGCGGCAGCTATCGGCTCGTGCAGCCGTACATCCCTCCCGCCAATAAACATTCCCACAAGGATCCCGCATGAGCAGTAGCTGGGTGCCCAGCCGCCATCAGTACCGCATGAACCAGCTGGGCAAAAAATCCCGCTGGGAGGTGTGTCCCATCCACAAGATGCGGTTCGAGGCCTATGGCGTTACTCGCCTGGGCCATATGGGGCCGAAGCGGTGCAAGGCCTGCTCGGCCGAGGATGCGTGGTGGGATCAGGCAGAGCGAGAGCTGGGCTACCCGGCCAATCTGGATAAGCACGCTGTCTATGCGCGCGCTACGGCAATCGGTGGTCTGCCGCTGGAGAGGTATTTGCGCTATGCCCGCTGATTTCGTAATTGGCATTGACCCTGGGTGCTCTGGCGCCATCGTCGTTTTGGCCGCCGGGCAACAGGGGCTGGAGCCGATCGAATGGTTGCGCATGCCGACGCTCAAGGTGGGGAGCGCGAGTCGCGTGAACAGCGCGGTGCTGGCGCGCTTCCTGGGTAACTACCCCGGCGCCCACGCGTTCCTGGAACAGGTGCACTCGATGCCCGGGCAGGGCGTCAGCAGTGTGTTCGGCTTCGGGCACGCCACTGGCGTGGTGGACGGCGTGCTGGGTGCGCTGGCCATCCCGTACACGCTGGTGACGCCACAGGCATGGAAGAAACGCGCAGGTCTGATCGGCGAGGACAAGGACGCGGCGCGGTCGCGTGCCATCCAGCTCTGGCCCCGGTGGGATGCGCTGGACAAGAAAGGCGCAGGCCAAGCCTTCGCGGACGCAGCGCTGATCGGCTTCCATGGGCGGACGCCATGAGCCGATCGCGCGACCTGGACGACCGCCTGAAGCAATGGGGCCATGAGTACAGCCGCCGCGTGGTGCTGGGCAGCGGCGGTTCGTGGCTGGCTTCGCTGATGCGGTGGCATGGACGCGCGCCCACCGGCCTGGTGGCCGAGGAATTGACCGGCACGCAAGCCGATGAAGTGGAGCAGGCAGTGCAAATGCTGGAGCGCCAGCGCAACGGCCAGCAGATCGCGCTGGTGCTGCGCGCGGAGTTCATGGACAGCGAGCCGCGGGAGCGGCGCCTGCGCAGGCTGCAGGTCAGCACGGTGCGCTACAGCCAGTTGCTGCGGCTCGGCCGGATCCATGTCGCTGGCTGGCTGCGCCTGCCGTTCGATGAGCCGTTGCCGACCGGAGAGCAGGTCGCGATGCTGGAGTACGTGGCGACGCTTGATTAATTAAAAATCCTGTCGAGAATGGGCACCGTGACATCGCGTGGATGAACGAAAGCCTGGGCCAGCCGCCCGGGCTTTTTGCTTTTCTGGAGGCACGATGCAACTGCGAGCTGATGCCAGCACCCGTACCGGTTGGGTGCTCCGTGACCCCGAAACGCTGGAATTCTGTTCGGCCACGCTGTGCGAGTCCGAGGCGGAAGCGCAGGCGTTGCTCGATGCCCAGCACAACATCCTTCCGGAAGCTCGGACCACCGAGCTTGTCCGGGTCGCGATCATCATTACCGCGGTGCCCGTAGGTCGATAACCAGGAAGTGGCAATCCGCTGAGCGGACCCTGGCATCTGGCGCGGTAATCCCTTTCCCCGCATCGGCGGGGTTTTTCGTTTCTGGAGCACGTCATGCCGAGCGCGGCAAATTTCAGCATCAGCCAGAACGGCATCGAAATGATCGCTGGCTTCGAAGGCTACAGCGCCACGGCTTATCCCGACCCGGGAACGGGCGGCGCGCCGTGGACCATCGGCTACGGCCACACCAAGGGTGTGCAGCCGGGGCAGACGATCACCCGGGACCAGGCCGAACAGTTGTTGAAGGAAGACCTGGCATGGGCCGAGGCCGGCGTCCGGCTCAACGTGCGCGTGCCGATCAACCAGAACCAGTTCGACGCGCTGGTGAGCCTGACCTACAACGTCGGCGCCCACGGCTATCGAGGTCTGCTCGCGAAGCTCAATGCCGGCGACTACCAGGGCGCGCAGGCCATGTTCGGCGAGTACGTGCATGCCGGAGGCCGTGTGCTGCAGGGCCTGGTAAACCGGCGCGCCGCGGAGGCGCAGCTTTTCGGTGGTCAGCCGTCATGAAACGCATTGCTTTGGCAATCATGGCTGGCGCCTATGTGTTGGCTGCCGCGTACATGGAAGCGCATGACCATAGTGCAGATGGCCTGTGGATCATCGCCGCGATCATGGGCTCGCTTTCTATGTCGCCCTTGGCAAAGGACTGACGAATGCTCATCGGCGTAGCCGCGATGGAAGAACAAGGGGTGCGCCATGTTCGATAACGATCCGCAGAAGTCGGCGCTGCTGCTGGCGCTAGGTGGCTGGCTCAAAGGCGCCGCTTATGTGCTGCTCGCCGCTGTTGCTGGCGCGCTGGGCCATATCTTCGGCCGCATGGATGCCGGCAAGCCGGTGCGGCTATGGGAAACGGTGGTGCAGACGCTGGGCGCAGGCTTCGTCGGCATGCTGGTGATGTGGATGTGCCAGGCCGGCAACTGGTCCCCGCCGATGACCGCGGTCACGGTTGGGGTAAGCGGTTGGTTGGGCGCCTCGGCGAGCATCCAGATGTTGCAGCGCTTCATCTGGGGTCGCCTGGGCCTGAACAGGAATCTGGACGATGACCATCCTACGTAACGCGTTCGCCGCCGCGGCTTCGCTCGGTGGCACGGCCTGGGCCTGGGTGAAGGGCAAGGCCCGGCTTATCATCGAATACGTGCTGCTGGCGGCATTCGTTTCGCTGGCCGGCTTCGCGCTGGCCACCTGGCTGCATAGCGTTGAACTGGCCAAGCAGGTCAATTCCTTGAGCACCACGGTTGGAACGCTGAGCGGTACGGTGACCGAGCAGGCCAATATCAACCAGCAGCAGGACATCGCCCTCGGCGAGCTGAAACGCCTGCGCGAAACCGACAACAAGGCGCTTGTGGCGCTGCATGGCGAACTGACCAAGGCCGGCGAAAAGGGTGACAACCTGCGCCGGCGCATTGCCGAGCTGGAGAAGAACAATGCTGATGCGCGCGCGCTGCTGGACACTCCTGTCCCTGCTGAGCTTGGCTGCCTGCTCGATGGTCGACCCTGCCAAGGTGCCGGTGGTCATGACGGAAACCAAAGTCGTCCCCCAGCGCCCACCTGATGGCTTGCTGGCGCTTTGCGACGCACCGACCTATGTCCAGACCAAGCTGGTGCGGGACATGAAAGACAACTGGATCAGCGCCGATACGGCATTCAATGCCTGCGCCGCACGCATGCGCTGCCTGGCGTGGTGGATCACCACTGCCAACCACGAGAAACCCGCGGCCGAGTGCCAGCAGTTGCAGGCGGCAAGTAATGGACGCTGAGGCGCTGGCGCGCGATTGGGAAGGCAAGGCGCAGTTCTGGGAGAACCAGGCCGCGCGTATGAACCGCAGTCGCTGTCATGACGGTGACCGCAATCTCCGGATCGGCATGGCCCAGGCTGCGCGCATGTGCGCTGACCAGCTGCGTGCCGCACAGCAGACTATGGTGCAGGTCGATGAGCGAGAGCCATAACGTCATCAACGTGGTTTCCGTCGACGCGGACGTGCTTGCCAATATCCTCGCCGCGGCTACCGCAGCGGCAGCTGCGCTGAGCGCTGTGGCCGATGCAGTGCAAGCACAGGCCGTGGCACTGAACGCGCTGGCCGATGCCATCGCCGCGCCGATCGAGGAAGAGGCCGAGTCCGAGGACAACCGCCCGCGCTACATGGACGGCTCGCTGATCGATCCCTGATGCCCAGGAAGCCACCAACGTTCCGCGTTCGGCGTCCAGATACGCCGGTGCATTGGGTTGCCCTCAGGCCGCAGCTGGCGCCCAACGCACCACCCGAGCGTTGGGGACAAGGGCGAGGCGGCAGGCCATGGCGCCGACTGCGCATCGAGGTGTTCGAGCGCGACCTGTACACGTGCCAAGCGTGCGGACGCGTAAGGCGCGAGCACGAGCTGGATGCAGACCACGTGACACCGGTGGCCGAAGGCGGCACCGACGACATGGACAACCTGCAGACGCTGTGCCGCACCCCATGCCACCGCGACAAGACGGCCCGCGAGGCGGCACGAGCCGCAAATGTTAAGAAAGCCTGAACACCATTCAGGTTGTCTTAACAAGTAGCGATTGTTAAGAGATTCTGAACGGCGTTCAGTTTCATTTAACAACCGGGGGGGGCAAAAGTTGGGAGGTCGACCGCCCCGGACACCGGGCGCCCAGCCTTTTTTTTGCACCGTCACATCAGAAAAACGGTTTTTGCGATGCCCACTCCCCGGAAGCCCCACAACCTAAAGGTGATCGGCGGCACCGACCGTGCTGACCGCCTCGTGCGCGACGCGGTGGAAATGCCGCTGATCGACATCGCACCGCTGCCGCCCGACTGGCTCCCCAACATCCACGCGCAGAAGGAATGGGAGCGCCTGTCCGCGATCTTGCTGGCGAACCGACTGCTTACCGAGGTGAGCCTCGGTCCTCTCGGAGTGCTCTGCGCACTCCACGGCCAGATCGTCCAGCAGTACGCCGCCGGCGTCGCACCGACCGGCCACATGTTGGCGCAGTACCGAAACATGGTGAACGACTTCGGCATGACGCCCGTTGCGCAAGGCAAGGTGAGGCAGCTTGGCGAAAAACCGAAAGCCAACCAGTTCGCGCGCAACGGCGCCAAAGCGAAGGGAGGGTGATTACGTTGGCATAGCCATCGACTATGCCAACGAAGTCTTGGCCGACAAGAAGCGAGAGCACCATGGCCTGCTGATCCAGCAGGCGGCTAAGCGCTTCCTCGCGGACCTCAAGCGCGCCAAGACGAAGCGGGCGCCTTTCATCTTCGATGAGTGGCAAGCCAACGACCCGTGCGACTTCATCGAAAAGCTGCCGCACATCGAGGGCGTATGGGAAACGCCAACGATCCAGTTGCACCGCTCGCATGTCTTCTTCGTCGTTCAGCTGTTCGGGTTCCGCAACCATGACGGTACGCGGCGATTCACGTCGGCGCTGTTCGCCGTGGCGCGCAAGAACGCGAAGTCGACGCTCGCCGCGGCGATCCTGTTGTATTGCTTCTGCTGCGAGGATGAGCCGGGCGCCCAGGTGATCACCGCGGCGACGACATATAGCCAGGCCGCGATCATCCTTAAGCTGGCGCAGGCCATGGTGCAGAAGACGCCGGACCTGCGCGACTATTTCGGCCTGGGTGTGTGGGCCAAGGCCATCAGCCGGATGGAAATCTCCGGCTCGTTCAAGGCACTGCATGCTAAGGCCAGTACGCAGGACGGCTTGAACCCATCGCATGTCGGTCTAGATGAGATCCACGCGCATAAGACTCCCGATTTGCTCAACGTGCTGCAGTCCGCGGCTGGCGCGCGGCGCGCGGCGTTGTTCCTCTTCACCACCACCGAGGGCTATCTCAACCCTGGCCCATGGGAAGACCTGCGCAAGTTTGCGAAAGACTTGCTCAAGGGCGTGTTCGGTCAGGAGGCTGATCACTTCCTCGCCGTGTTCTTCGCGGTGGACGACAAGGACGAAGATCACGACGAGAAGGCTTGGCGCAAAGCTAACCCGCTGCATGACGCAAACCCGAATCTGATTCCAGCCATCCGCAAGGAATGGGTGGAAGCGAAGCGGATGCCGTCGAAGCTGTCCGAGTTTCGGATCAAGCGGCTCAACCGTCCGGCGTCAACCGCCTCAGGTTGGATCGACCTGACGAAATGGCGGCGCTGCGGCGGAAAGGTCGACCTGGATTGGTTGGCCGGACATCCCTGCTGGGGTGGCCTCGATCTGTCCAGCACGATGGATATCACCGCCTTCCGCCTCGTGTGGCTGGTAGACGGCGTGTACTACACCTATGGGTGGCGCTGGGTTCCCGAGGATCAGGTCAAAGTGCGCACGGAGCGCGCTACGGTGCCCTACGCCTCCTGGGTGGAACAAGGCCTGCTCAAGCAGACGCCCGGCGATGTCGTCGATTACGCCGTAGTAGAGGCCGACATCGTGGCTGCGTGGGAGCGGTTCCAGCCGCTCGCCATCGGCTACGACTCTTGGAACGCCGCGGACCTGGTCAATCGCCTTGTCACGCAAGGTTTGCCGATGGTGCAGTTCATCCAGGGAACGAAGAGCTACCAGCCAGCGATGCAGGCGACAGAAATCGCCTACGTGGGCGGAAAGCTGGTGCATGGCGGCGATCCGTTACTCACCTGGAATGCGTCGAACGTCGTGGCGCGCAAGGACAGCAACAACAACCAGGCGCCGGACAAGAAACGGTCGCCCGACAAGATCGACGACATGGTGGCGCTGTTTATGGCCGTCGGCGTGTCGCTGGGCCCGGCCGAAGAGCCGGATGTGCATGAACAGGGCTTCGTGGTGATCGACTGATGATGAACTGGCTACGCCGCAATGTGGAGCCGGCGCGCGATCGCGTGGAGCCGGTCATTGGGAACATGGCCGACGTTGGCGACGTCGTGGTCAGCTCCGACCGCGAGGGCATGCTACGCCTCTTCATGGACATGCCGACCGACGCCGGCGCGGTCGTGACCAGCGCAACGGCCATGCGCGTCTCCGCTGTGTATGCCTGCGTGAGGTTGATCGCAGGCGCCATCGGCTCACTGCCGGTGGACATCTACAAGCGCGACGCCGATGGCAACTCAATGCCGCTGCACAACCACGATCTATGGTGGCTGTTCAACGAATCGGCCAGCCCGCAATTCAGCTCCACCGCGTTCAAGGAATTCATCGTCTCGCAGATGCTGCTGCGCGGTGATGCCTTCGTCTACATCGTGCGTAACCCGCGCACGCTGGCGCCGGAATCGTTCCTTCCGCTGCGCCGCGAGCAGGTGATTGTGGAGCGCGTTGCGCCAAAGGATCCGCGTCAGCAACCGCGCTTGGTGTACTACGTCACCACTCCGGATGGCGCGTTCGGCGTGGAGCAGGAAGACATGCTTCATTTCCCGGGCATGGGCTTCAACGGCATGACCTCGCTGTCGGTCATCCAGTGGGGTGCGCGCAATGGCATCGGTATTGCGATTCGCGCCGACGAGTTCGCCGGGAAGTTCTTCTCACAGGGTGCGCAGCCGCAGCACGCCATCACAACCGCCAAGAAAATGGAGGACAAGCAGCAAGAGCAGCTGCGCGCGGCGTGGGTGGCGAAGTACACGGGCAATGGCCCTAATGGCGTTCCGCTGATCCTCACTGAAGGCGCGGACGTCAAGCAGCTCACCATGTCGGCGGTGGATGCCCAGCTGCTGGAAACGCGTAAGTGGCAGATCGAGGACATCGCCAGGGCGTTCGGTGTCCAGCCGCACTTGATCGGTGTCACCGAGAAGGCGACGTCTTTCGGATCGGGCCTGGAGCAGCTCGGTCAGGGCTTCATCAACTACACGCTGGCCCCGCACTTCGGGCGCATGGAGAACGAATGCAACCGGAAGCTGTTTCGCCGCGCCGGCACGTTCCTGCGTTGGAACGTCGACGGCCTGATGCGCGGCGACGCCACCGCACGTGCGAACTACTACAAGGCCGCCCTCGGCGGCACGCAGAACCCCGCATGGATGACACCCAACCAGGTTCGCAAGCTGGAGAACCAGCCGCCCATGCCGGGCGGCGACGAGCTCGCGAAGCCGCAGCCGAAAGGCCCCAACGACCCGCCCAATGGAGGCAGCAGTGAACAAGATCCACCTACTCCGGGCAAATAAGCCCGGCACCGCCACGCGCTGCGAGCTTGTGCAGGGCGACGGCGAGGACACGCTGTACGTGTATGGCGTGATCGGGGCGGACTTCTGGGGCGACGGCGTGCCGGCCTCCGACTTCGTCAAGGCGGTCCGTCAGTCCACCGCGGGCCGCCTCAACGTCCGCATCAACTCCCCCGGCGGCGACGTCTTCGAGGGCGTCGCCATGGCGCAGGCGCTGCGCGACTTCAAGGGCGAGACTGTTGCCTACGTCGATGGCATGGCCGCCAGTGCGGCCACGTTCCTCACGACGGCTGCCGGCAAGACCTTGATGGCCAAGGGCTCGATGCTAATGGTGCACCAGGCGTGGACCGTCGCGATCGGCAACAGCACCGACCTGACCACGATGGCCAGCTTGCTGGACAAGATCGACAACCAGATTGCCGAGCAGTACGCGGCGAAATCGGGTGTCACCGTCGACCAAGCCAAGGCCTGGATGGCCGCGGAGACCTGGTTCAGCGACACGGAAGCCGTGGCCGCCGGCTTGGCCGATGGCCTGCAGGGTGACGACGGCGAAGAGCAGGGCGCTGGCGACGGATCCGCCGAGAACCGCGCCAAGCAGTGGAACCTCGAAGGCCTGCCGTTCGCCCGCGTACCGAAACAGCTGTCCGCCGTCGCTGCTGCGCCGGCACCCGCTCCGGCACCCGCTCCAGCCCCTGCGCCGGCCGCCGCGCCAGCCCCGCCGCCGGCGGCGCAGGCCAATCACGACCACGAACGCGCGAGCCGCCTGCTCAGGCTGCTCGGCTCGACACCTGCGTAACGGCCTCCCGCACGCAGCCAACCAAGCCGCCTCCGGGCGGCTTTTTTATTGCCCCAAGGAAAGCACACATGACTCAGCCGATCCTGGCCCTGCGGGAGCGCCGCAACGCGCTGGCCAACGAAGCCCGCAAGCTCGTGAACGAGAACCCGGGCGACAAGTGGAAGCCCGAGCACACCGAACAGTTCGACAAGCTCAACGCCGACATCGAACGCGTCGACGGCGAGATCACCCGCAACCAGAAGATCCTCGACAACGACGCTGCGCGCGCCTTCAAGGATGCCGGCGTCCGCGAGCACGACATCGAGGACATGACCCCGGCCCGAGCGGTCAACAAATGGCTGCGCCACGGCACCCAGGCCATGAGCACCGACGACTGGGCGCAGGCCCGGAAGCTGATGACCGCCGAAAACGACGGCTTCAACATCGTCCGCAACGCGATGTCCGGCGACCCCGCGAATGGCGGGCAGGGCGGTTACACGGTGCAGACCGACATCGTCGCGTCGGTGACCGAGGCGCTCAAGGACTTCGGTGGCATGCGCGAGGTGGCCGAGGTCTTCCAGACCGAAAGCGGCAACCCGATGAACTTCCCGACCTCGGACGGTACGTCCGAGGTCGGCGAGCTGGTGCCCGAGAACACCTCGGCCACCGCGCTTGATGCCTCGTTCGGCACCGTGGGCCTGAACGTGTACAAGTTCAGCTCCAAGATCATCACCGTGCCGTTCGAGCTGCTGCAGGACTCCAGCGTCAACATCGAGGCCTTCCTGGCCAATCGCCTGTCCACCCGCCTGGGCCGCATCCAGAACCAGTACTTCACCACCGGCACCGGCGCCAGTCAGCCGCGCGGCATCGTCACCGGCGCCGCGTCGGGCAAGGTGGGTGCGACCGGACAGACCGGCACCGTCACCTACGACGACTTGGTCGACCTGGAGCATTCGGTGGATCCGGCGTACCGCAAGCGCGGCAAGACCCGCTTCATGTTCCACGACAACACGCTGGCGGTGCTGCGCAAGCTCAAGGACCAGCAGGGTCGCCCGATCTTCCTGCCGGGCTACTACGACAACGGCATCGCCATGGGCATCCCGGACACGCTGCTCGGCCGGCCGTTCACCATCAACCAGGACGTGGCCACGATGGCCGCGAACGCGAAGTCGATCCTCTTCGGCGACTTCACCAACTACAAGATCCGCGACGCGATGCAGATCACCCTGTTCCGTTTCACGGACTCGGTCTACACGTCGAAGGGCCAGGTGGGTTTCCTGTGCTGGATGCGCTCGGGCGGCAACCTGATCGATACCGGCGGCCCGGTGAAGTACTACGCCAACTCCGCGACCTGATCGTCGCGCGTCAGCTTGACCGGGCGGTCACGCCGCCCGGTCTCTTTCTCTCAGCATTGAGGTATCGATATGGCACAGGTACGAGTCTTGCGCGCCTTCCGCGGCGTGCCGGCGGGGGTGTTCGCGGAAGTGGTGGGGCGCGCCCTGAAAGATGGGCTCAAGGAGCGCGCGCTGGACGACCAGGTCACGGCGGAAGAGGTTCCGGACGCCGAGACGTGGGACGGCGTGATCGGCGAAGAAGATGGCGCTGCGGTCGAGCCTCCGCCGGTGCCTAACAAGAAGCCGGCGAACCCGGGGAAGTAACGCATGTACGAATACACCGGTCCCCTGTTCGGACTGCCGACACCGTCGTCGGTCCGCGTGCCCTACAACGTGCGGAGCGTCGTGGTCGTCACGCCCCCTGCAGGGGAGCCGGTGACGGTCGATCTTGCGCGCAAGCAGCTGCGACTCATCAGCACGGACGATGATGATCTGCTGGCGCTGCAGATCGCCGCGGCACGCGTGATCGTCGAGGCGGCGGCCAACCGCGCGCTGGTGCGGCAGACCTGGCGCGTCACCTATGACCGCTTCGAGACGCCCCTGTGCCTGCCCGGCGGCGATGTCACTGCCGTGCAGAGCGTGACCTACTTGGACACCGATGGCGTGCGCCAGACGCTCGATCGGGCCCTCTACGCGACGGACATCGACAGCGTCCCCGGCCGCGTGGCGCACGCGCCGCACAAGCCGTGGCCTTGCACTCAGGCCGTGCCCGGCGCGGTCTCGGTGACCTACGACGTCGGCGCGGAGCCGGCCATGGTGGGCAACCCGCCCGAACCAGACTACGGCGCTAACGTGCATCCGGCCCTGCGCGCCGCGGTGCTGATGCTGGTGGCCGACCTGTACGAGAACAGCGAGTCGACCATGACCACCGGCGTAGCGATCGAGAACCCAGCCTTCGACCGCCTGATCTCGCTGGCGAAAGTGGTGACCATATGAGGTCCGGGCGCCTTCGAATGCGGCTGGCGCTGGAACGGCCGGTGCAAACCAAGAACCCGACCAGTGGCGGCACGGTGGAGACGTGGGAGCTGGTGCAGGGCGGCATCCCGGCGGAGAAGTCGGCGCTCACGGCGCGCGAGTTCATCGCTGCTCAGGCTGCCCAGTCGCAGATCACCGGAAAGATCGTCATGCGCTGGATGGACGGCATCAAGGCGAACATGCGGTTGCGCGATGAGCTGACCGGCCAGATCTACAACATCGCCGGCGCGCTACCCGACACCAAGACGCAGCGCCGGTATCTGACGCTGCCGGTGAGCGAGGGCGTAAACCGTGGCTGATGAGCTGAAAATCACCGGCCTGGACGACACCATCGCGGCGCTCCGCGCGCTGCCGGCCGCGCTATCGGGCAAGAATGGCGGGCCGATCCGTAAGGCGCTTTTCGCCGCGGCGAAGCCGTTCCGTGACGAAGCGCGGCAGCGCGTGCGCCACCGCACCTGGAACCTGCACGACAACATCATCATCCGGCGCGACCGCAATCCAGCGGCATCGGGCGCGGCGGAGCGCTATACCGTCACGATGCGCACGCGTCGGCGCAAGTACGCCCACAGCCGCGTTAACAAGCGCCTGCAGCGCGCTGGGACGCGCTTCGAGGATTGGGGTAACGCGTACTACGGCAAGTTTCTGGAGTTCGGCACCTCGCGCATGCCGGCATATCCGTTCCTGCGGCCCACCTTCGAGAACAAGAAGACCTCGGCGGTCGACGTGTTCGCGGCAAGCCTGCACCAGGATGTGGCCGCCGCGGTTGAGCTGGCGAAGCGGGGAGGTGGTGGGTGATCACCGAGACCTATCCAATCCTGGCTGGCGATGCCGGTGTGGTAGCCCTGGTCGGCGATGGCATTCATCGCGTCGTGGCGCCGCAAGGCACTCCCGCGCCGTATGTCGTGTTCGGCGGCGTGGCGCTTGAGCCGATCGTTTACCTCAACCGGGCGCCGGACGTGGACTACGACCGCGTCCAGATACACGCCTGGGCCGAAGACTTCGACACCGCGGCGGCGATTTCGGCCGCGTGCCGCGCGGCGCTCGACCCGTTCGGCTACATGGCCGGCGGCTACATCGAAGACCGAGACCCGGAGACGAAGCTGTTCCGCGTCGGCTTCGACTGGTCGTTCTGGGACGAACGCTAAACCACCTCCAAGCCGCCCGGTTGGCACGCCGGACGCCGCACAAGCCCGCCCTCGCGCGGGCTTTTTTTGTGCCCGAAACCCACCCTTATTGAGGAAAATACCATGGGCAAGCTCAAGACCCAGGGCACCGACGTCTACGTCAGCCCGGACGGCACGGCCGTCGACAAGATCGCCTGCGTGATGTCGTTCAGCGGCCTGGCCGGCCCGCGTGACCAGGTGGACGTCACCTGTTTCAGCTCGCAGGAACGCGAATACGAGGCCGGCATGGCCACGCCGGGCCAGGTCACCATCGGCGGCGCCTACGACTCCGCGGACACCGTGTTCGAGACGCTGGTGGAACTCAAGGAATCCGGCGCCGTCGTGCAGTGGTACGTCGGCGGCTCCGACGGCACCGCGCCGCCGACCGTCACCGGCAGCGTGCTGACGCCGCCGACCAGCCGTACCGGCATCAGCTTCAAGGGCTACGTGGCCGACGTGAGTTGGCAGCTCGAAGCGAACAACGTCTGGAAGTTCGAGCTGGTGATCCAGCGTTCCGGCGCCTGGACGCTCTCGCAGAAAACGCCCTGATCCACCGTAGCGGTGGCCCAAGTTTTGTCGCTGGCGCGCGGGAAGACACCGCGTTGTCCACCGTGGCGCGGCCCGCACGTCGGCGGCACCTATTTGTTCAACGGTGATTTTCCATGACGAACGAAAAAAAGTCGGTCGACCTCGACGATTTCGAGGCGCCCAACGGCTATGAACGCACCATCACCATCGGCGAGAAGTCGCGGAAGTACTTCATCACCGAACTGTCGGATGCCGAGTGCACCAAGGTATTCGAAACCACCAATGGCAAGGGTGTGCGCGACCCGGAGAAGGTCGCCACGCTGTCCGCCCGTGCGGTCGCCGCGAGCGTCACCCGCGAGGATGGCTCCCCGATCAGCTATGCCGAGGCCCGCGCGTTCCGGCGCCCGCTGCTGGATGCCCTCATCAAGGAAGTCCTGGACATCCACGGCTATGGCGCCGACCAGGCCGCGGTTGTCGAGGAACACGTAAAAAACTGAGCCGGGGCGGCGAGGACTTCCTATGGCATGTCCTCGCCCTCCGAATGGGTGCGACGGTGGCAGAGCTGCGCCGTCGCATGACCCGCTCGGAGTTTTTCAGCTGGCTCGCCTTCGCCCGGGTGTACCCGTTGGTCGAGGCGCCCATCGGCCCCGTGCAAACCGCAACCACGTTCGACGGCGATCCGCCCGCGGACGTCCCCGGCCTCGACATCGAGATCGTCCAGGCCTTCGTCTCTTCCAGCCGACAGTCCCGCGGGTGATCTATGGCCAACAACGTCGGCACCGTCTCCATTGACCTGGAGGCGCGCATTGCCAAGCTGGAGTCGGACCTTGGGCGTGCTGCGCGCATTGCCGAGCAGCGTGCCAAGGAAATCAGCCGCACGCTGGCCGGCATCGCCACCGCGATCGGTGGCGCGTTCAGCGTCGGCGCCGTCGCCCACTTCGTGCAGTCAGCGCTCGACGTGCAGGACGAGATCAGCAAGCTGTCGCAGAAGGTCGGCGTCAGCACCGAAACCCTGTCTGGCTGGCGCCTGGCGGCTCAGCAAGCCGGCGTGGATGGCGAGGGCTTCAACAAGTCGATGGTGAAGCTGGAGCAGGCTGCCACGAAGGCAGCGGCTGGCAACAAGGAGCAGATCGCCCAGTTCAAGGCGCTCGGTATCTCGGTCACCGACACCAGCGGCAAAATGAAGTCGACGGAGCAGCTGTTCGGCGAGGTGGCCGATCGCTTCTCCCAGATCAAGGACGGCGCCACGAAAACCGCGCTGGCCACTGACTTGTTCGGTAAGTCTGGCGCCCAGCTGATCCCGCTGCTCAATGGCGGTAAGGCCGGCCTGGACGACTACATCAAGATGGCCAAGGACTTCGGCCTGGTCGTCAGCAAGGACGCGGCGCCGACGGCGGAGCGCTTCAACGACGCGATGGAGCAGCTGTCCTTCGTCGGCAAAGGCGTGGCCAACCAGCTCGCCACCGTGCTCGGTCCGGTGCTGGCGGACATCGCCGTCAAGGCGGCGACGTTCTTCCGCGGCGACCAGTGGAAGGCGACGCTGGACACCATCGCCGCCGGCGCGCAGGCGGTGGTCGACAACTTCGACGCGATCATCGACGCCGTGACGCGGCTCGGCGAGATCGCCGCGGCCGTGTACGCGCAGAATCTGCTGCTGAACGGCGCGCGCTGGATCGCCACGATGGGCGGTCAGCTGGCTGCGCTCAAGGCGCTGATCGTGGCGCAGTCCGAGTGGGGCGCGGCGACCGCAGCCAGCTTCTCGGCGGCGACGAAAGAGGTTGGCCTGCTCGGCATTGCCTTCAAGCTGCTGACGTCGTTTTTCATCGGCTGGGAGATCGGCTCGTACCTCCGTGACCAGTTCCTCGAGGTACGCCTGGCCGGTATCGCGCTGGTGGACGGTCTGCTGACCGGTTGGGAGCGAATCAAGCAAGGCGCGCAGATCGCCTGGGAGGCCATCAAGGCCGGCGCTGTAGGGTCGTTCAACTCGATTCGCACCATGCTGGCGGACCTGGCGGGCAGCGAGGCGGACCTGCTGGACAAGCTGCCGTTCCAGAGCGGCCGTTCCGATCAGCTGCGCGATGTCGAGAAGCGCCTGCGCCCGGCTACCGCAGCCGCCGACGACTTCGCCGCTGCGGTCGCGCGAATCAACGCGGAGGCCGAGAAGAACATCAAGGCCATCCACGACACCACCACCGGCCTGGCCGATTACGAGATCGCCGCGGAGGCGGCCAAGAACAAGGCGGCCAAGCCGCTGCCGAAGATTCCTACCGTCGACAACCGGCAGGATCTGGGTGCTGGCTTCGCGTCGGGCGTGGCCAAGGCCAACACGGCGTTGGAGAAGTTCAACCAGCTCGTGGCGGATGCCTTCTCCAAGAACATGGGCACCGATGACAAGATCATCGACAAGCGCGTGGAGGCAATCCGAAAGCTGGCGGAGGAAGGCGGCAAGGCCATCGCCGGCGGTGCGCCGGTCATCGAGGTGCAGAAGAAGCTGGGCGCCGCGATCGACCAGACGAACCAGTATTACGACCGGCAGATCAGCCAGGCGCAGAAGGGAATCAACGAATACACGGCGGCGATGGATCAGCGCCTGGCAACCGATAAGCAGGAACTGGACCTGCAGGTCGCCAGCCTCGGCATGAGCGACCGCCAGATCGCACTGGAACGCAAGCTGATCGAGATCCACCGCGAGAGCGAGGCGGAGCTGGCGAAGCTCAACGACCCGAGCAACCGGGTCCAGATGACCCAGCAGGAATACGACCAGAAGCTGGCGAAGATCAAGAAGTACGAGGCGGAGCGGATCCAGGCGGCGCAGGATGCCGACGCTACGATACTCAAGGCTTCGCAGGACTGGAGCCGTGGCGCACAGCGCGCCATGCTCAACTTCGCCAACCAGGCCGGCGACGTATCGAAGCAGACGGAGGATCTGGTCACCAGCCAGCTCAACAGCTGGACGGACGCGCTGGCCAACTTCGTCACCACCGGCAAGATCAGCTTCAAGAGCCTGATCGACGCGTTCGTGGCCGACCTGGTGAAGATGGAGCTGCGCATTCTGGCATCGCAGGTGCTTACCTCGATCTTCGGCAGCGGCGGCTTCGGTGGCACGAACGGCCAGGGCGATCTCAGCTACAACAGCCAGGGCTTCGTCAGCCATGTGAACGCCAAAGGTGGCGTCTACAGCTCGGCCAGCCTGTCCCGGTTCTCCGGCCAGGTAGTGAGCAACCCGACCATGTTCAAGTTCGCCAACGGCGCGGGCCTGATGGGCGAGGCCGGCCCGGAGGCGATCCTGCCCCTACGTCGCGGCAGCGATGGCCGCCTGGGCGTGCGTACGCAGGGTGGCGGCGACGGCGACGTCAATGTCCAGGTCAACGTCACCAACAACGGCCAGCCCGTGCAGGCGCAGCAGACGGGCGCGCGGCGTGACGGCGATACGGTGATTATCGACGTGGTCCTGGACGCGGTCGCCAGCGACATCAACAAGGGCGGCCGCACCGCGCAGGCGATGCAGCAGCGATTCGGCGTGCAGCGCCGCGGCGTTTCGGTGGGAGGTGGTTGAACATGTCGAATCCGACCTGGCCGGCAGGCCTGCCCACGCCGCTGGTGGCGAACATCAACTACGCGCCGCTGGTGGACCCCATCCTGGCTACGCAGATGGAAGGCGCCATGAAGACCCGGCGGCGCTTCACCGCGCTGCCGGAGAAGCTGACCTGTTCGGTGATGTTGACGCAGGCGCAGCTGGCGACGCTGCAGGCGTTCGTCAAGACCACGCTCAGCTACACGTTGCCGTTCGACTGGACCGACTTCCGGGACGGCACCGCGGCAACGTACGTGTTCTTGAAGACGCCGAGCGAGCAATACGTGGCCAGCGCCGAAAGGCTATGGCGTGTTGATCTTGAACTGATGAAGGAACCGTAATGCGCCAGGTATCCACACGCGCGCTGCAGGCGATGCTGGCGCAGCAGACAGCGGAGGTGTTCATCCCGTGCCTCAAGGTCGAGCACCCGTCCTTCGCCTCGCCGATCCGCGTTGCCTACAACACCGAGACGGTCACCCGCACGGACGGCAGCTATCTGCCGTTCGCCTTCCAGGTGAATCTGCCGGATCAGCGCGAAGACCAAGTGCCGCAGGTAACCGTTACCTTCGACAATACGGACCTGTCGATCAACTCCGCGATACGCGACCTCACCGGCATGCCGTCGGTCACGCTGGACGTGGTGCTGGCCAGCCAGCCGAACACCATCGAGGCCGGGCCGTTCGCCTTCTCGCTGTCCGATGTCACCGCCACCACCGAGACGATCACCGGCACGCTGGCCTACGAAGAGGACGTCTTCTCCCAGGCCTGCCCGGGACAGCAGTACCTGCCCACCAACAGCCCCGGGCTGTTCCTGTGATCCCCGCCTGGGCCGGCCCCTATGTCGGCCTGCCATACGCCGACAAGGGCCGTACGCGCGCTGGCGCGGACTGCTGGGGCGGCGTGCGGCTGGTTCTGGCGGAGGTGTTCGGCCTGCTGCTGCCGGACTACGGCGACGCCTACCCATCGGCCGAGGATCGACTGGCGGTGGCTGGCGCGGTGGCGGCGGGCCTGGCCGCCGGCTGGGAACCGGTTTCGGCGCCCGCCGCCGGCGACTTGCTGATCCTCCGCATTGCCGGCCGCCCGTGGCACTGCGGGATTATGGTCGCGGCAGATCGGTTCCTTCATTGGCCGCCCAGGGCCACCAGCTGCATCGAGCGCCTGGATTCACCGCAGTGGGCTCGCCGAATCGAAGGGGTATATCGTATCGGCCGAACTGGGGAATGAAGGATCGACGATGCGACACGTATTGCTTGGAATCGGCGTCTGCCTATTGGCGGCCTGTGCCAATTACTCCGACGTCCAGGTAAGGACGCCGATGCACGTAACGGAGTCTGCGATGCAACCGCAGGCCGTCGCGGAGTGCGTTGCGTCGAAATGGATAGATACCAATGCCAGTACCCATATCGTTCCGAATGGCGATACGCGCGTGGTTGTGGTGCCTACCGGCGGAGGTACAACCACTTTGGTGATGATGACGCTCACCGCATCGCCCACGGCTTCCGGAAGCCATATCGAGATGCGGACAACGCCGACACTCGGCACATTCAATGAGCAGTGGGATCAGGCTCGGTCCTGCTTGTAGTCCAGCCCAATGCTCGCAACCAAAGCCCGCCACTCGGCGGGCTTTTTTTATGGACCGCTATGACCAACGAATGCACCGTTGTTGCTCAGCCGAACGTGATGAACGGCGAAGAACGAGTTTTTGCCCAGTTCCAGGCCGGGCAGTCGCTTACCGAAATGCTCGGTGAGTTCGCCAGCCATGCCTGCGAGGTGCAGATAGGGGGCTATCCGGTGCCTCGCACGATGTGGCCGAAGGTGAAGCCGCGCGCTGGGCAGTATGTGCATGTCGTGGTTTTTCCACAGGGCGGGAATGGTGGAAAGATTCTGCGCATCGCTGCGATAGTCGCGTTGACGGTCTTCGCTGGCCCGCTGGGCGCCGTAGTCGGCCAGGCGCTTGGCGTGGGCACCGCGATTGGTACGGGCATCGTGATGGCTGTCGGCACGCTGGCAATCAACGCGCTGATCCCACCGCCCACGCCAAAGAGCCTTGGCGGTGGTGGAGGTGACGCGTTCAACCAACTGGCGACGATCACCGGCACGAGTAACCAGGCCGCGCCGTACAACGTGATTCCCTGCGTGGTCGGCTCCTACCGGATGTTCCCGCCGCACGCAGCCCTGCCATACACCGAGATCAGCGGCAACGATCAGTATCTGCGGATGCTGCTGGACCTAGGCTACGGTGACCTGGATATCTCGGATATCCAAATCGGCTCGACGCCGATCGAGAGCTATGACGACGTGGAGTGGCAGATCAGCACCACGCCCACGCTGTTCTCGCAGGACATTTTCGAGGCCGCGGTGGGCACCGCGCTGAACAACAGCGGCGACAACGACACCCGCACCACGCAGACCGGCACTACGGAAATCTCGCTCGACATGGTGTTCAGTGGCGGCTTCTACGGCGTCGACAACAAGGGCCGCACCGTCAGCGGCTCGACCAGTTTCACCGTGCAGTACCGGCCGGTAGGGTCGGGCACCTGGTCCTACGCCAACGGCGCCACGGGGCTGAGCCTCACCGGCGGCCTGACGAATGGTGGGTCGACCTTCAACATTTCCAGTTCGGCCAAGCAGACGCTGCGCACGGGCATCCGCTGGACGGTGCCGATCGGCCAATACGACGTGAAGGTGACGCGAGGTACGACGGCTTTTGGCAGCATCCAGTTCGCGCAGAGTGCTGCCGCGTGGTCGGTAATCCGCTCGATCAACCCGCAGCTGCCCAGCACCACCGGCACGCTGAAATTGGCCGTTCGCATCAAGGCCACCGACCAGCTGCAGGGCGTGGTGCAGAACCTGTCCGTGCTGGCCTCGCAGAAAATCCCGCGCTGGGACAAGGGTGCGCAGGCCTGGTTGCCCGACGTGGCCACCAACAACCCGGCGTGGATCTATGCCTGGCTGATGACGCGGTGCCCGGCCGTCATGCGCAGGCTGCCGGACTCGCGCCTTGACCTGGACGGGATCGCCGACTGGGCGAGCGAGTGCGACACCAAGGGATTGCAGATCGGGTTCGTGATGGACAGCTCCCGCGCGTTCGGCGACGTGGTCCGCGACGTGCTGGCCGCCGGCCGGGCCAGCTTCGGCCTGCGCAACGGCCGGTACAGCGGCGTGCGTGACCTGCCGCAGACGGTGCCAGTCCAGATGTTCACGCCGGTGAATAGCTACGGCTTCAGCTATGCCCGCGTGTTCAGCAATCCGCCGCACGCGCTGAGGGTGAAGTTCACCAACCCTGAGGCGAGCTGGCAACAGGACGTCCGCGTCGTCTATTGGGACGGATACAACGCCACCAACGCCACGCGGTTCGAGGAACTGGACCTGCGTATGGTCACGGACCCGGACGCCGCGTGGCGCCTCGGGCGCTACCACCTGGCCGTGATCTGGAAGCGACCGACCACCTACACCTTCAGCGCCGACATCGAGCACATGGTCTGCGAGCGCGGCGACCTGGTGCACGTCGCGCACGACATCATCGCCTGGGGCTTGGCCTGGGGCCGGGTGAAGGCGCTGGGCGGCAGCACCATCACGCTGGATGGGCCGGTGACCCTGGAGTCGGGCAAGAGCTACCAGGTGCGGATCCGCGGCGCCAACGGCACCGAGTCCACGGCGAACGTGACGAACGGGGCCGGCACCTGGATTTCGCTCAACCTCGGCAGCACGCCGGCGTGCGCGCCGGGCGACCTGTTCGTGCTGGGTGAGGTCAACCGCACGGTGGCCGAGCTGATCGTGAAGTCGGTCCTGCCGTCGAACGACCTATCGGCACAGCTGGTGTGCGTCGACGCCGCGCCGGACGTGCTGACGGCCGATGCCGGCACGCCGCCGCCCTTCGTCAGCGACATCACGGGCGTGTCCTGGTGTGCGCCGCCGGACCCGCCGGTGGTGACCATCCGGGCCGGCGACAGCGCCGCGGACGACGCTGGCGTGGTCCAGGCCAGCCCGGGCGTGTCCGGGGCGCCGGCGCCTGGCATCTACCGCGTGCCGATCAGCGCCGGCGGCTGCGTGGTCACCGATTCGCTGCTGCCCGACATGCGCCGGGCTGGCGAGGTGGCCGTAGGCGATTACCTGCAGATGGCTGACCAGGTGACGCTGGCCGACCGCACCGACCGGGTCACCTACAGCGAACCGAAGCTGCAGCCCTGCGTCGAGATCGTCACCGTCTCGGGCGCGGTGCTGCGCTGTTCGACCTCCGCGCCAATCCCCACGCCCTCCGGCGTGGTGCTGGCGCCGCACCTGGCCGGCCGAAGGGTGGCGGTCAAGGACGGCGATGGCGTGCGCTGGGAGGCCGTGGCGCGCCTCCGCGGCATCGGCATGCAGGTCGTGCAGCACATCACCGTCAACGACGGCTGTTTCTGGGCTGGTGCTGAGCCAGGCCGCTACATCCTCCACCACAACAAGCGCTCTGCCGAGGTCGATTAATGGCCGCTTCCGCCCCCGTCCAATATGAAATCCGCTGGCGCGAGACGGGCACGCTGCAGTGGAGCAAGGTCGCCACGGCGTCGGTGACTGCCGAGCTGGTCGTCACCGGCCTCGATCGCTCGAAGAACTACGACTTCGAGGTGCGCGCCGTGTCGGCGTGCGGTGCGAAATCGGTGTGGGTGCCGAGCGGGTACAGCGTGCCCAACTCGTCGGCGCCGCCGGCGGTGGCCACGCTGGCCGCCCAGTCGGTTTCTGACGGCGTGCTGCTGACCTGGACCACATCCACCACACCGCCCGCTGGCGTGGAGTACGAGGTGTGGCGCAGCGACACGATGGCCGGTGTATATGCGCTGCTCAACCGTGCCCGTACGCTGAGCTACACCGACGGCATCACGGACGGCGTGGTGCGCTGGTACAAGGTCCGTGCGATCAATTTCGCCGGCGTGGCCGGCGCCTATTCGCCGATCGTCAGCGGCCGCGGCAAGACCTCGGCCGACGGTGCCGACGTCACCGGTCAGCAGACCGGCATCAACGTCGGCAACCCGTACTTCCAAAAGGATCTGTCCAGTTGGACGCCTGACCATACGCCCGGCTGGTACTGGGAGACGGGCACGGGCAACAAGCCGGACCCGAGTTTTAATACCTACGTCGTGCACGCCGGCAGCACGGCGCTGGCGGGGTCGACTGCCACCGACAACCTGCGCAACAGCTACCACATCAACGTGCGACCTGGTCAGCAGGTGGTGGCGACGTGCTGCGTGAAGGCTATCGGCGCACCCAATGCCGGCGCGCTGGCGTACGCGCGGATCTCGTGGCGCGACATCAACAACGCGGAGATCTCGACTTCCGCGCCGGATGGCAGCACGGCCTATCCACGTTGTGGCGCCGCCGGCACCGGCACCTATACGCAATGCGTGACCAAGGTGGTCGCTCAGGCGCCGACGAACGCGGTCTACGCGGTGTGTGAGCTGGTAGTCGTGTCTCATACCGGCGGCTATTTCACCTTCTGCGGCGCCACCATCAATATCCAGCCGAGCAGCCTGGACGAAGTGCCGGACAGCTCGGTCTATACCCGCAGTATTCAGTCGTCTGTCGCGGAAGTGGTCGATAACGCCGATTTCGAAGCCAGTACATCGACCACTGCGCCGGTGCCGGGATGGAGCGGTGGCAGCGCGAACCTGTCGTATGCCGGCGGAGGTGCGGCCTACGCGGGTAACCAAAGCCTGGGTGTGACCACCACCGCCATGTTCGGAGCAGCGGTCTCCAATCGGATTTACACCTGCAGCCCCAATGATGTCTTCTTGATCTCCGGTGCGATGGTGAATTGGATCAACACCGGGCCGGCCTATATCCAGCTGGTCTTCTTCGACAAGACGGGCGCCGTTGCAGGAACGGGAGGCCCGTCGACCACTTCGACATCGTGGAACACCTACTCGCAGCAGGTCACGGCTCCGGCGAACTCCGTCAACTTCAAGATCTATCTCCAGAACAATGGCGCTGCAGGCTCGCAGGCAGCCTACGACGGGATCCGCCTGTCGCGCCTGCGCAGTCTCGCCACCGAGGTGAAAGGCACGCTGAGCACGCAGCGCAACCTGCCCACTGTTTCGTTCGGCAACTACGGTAGCGGCTGGATCGGCTTGTCGTTTGGCTACAACACCACGCCTACCGTGGCCACCATCACCGCCACGGCGGCAACGCTGCAATTCGGCAATGACCAGATCTCCTACAACGCCTCCGCCGTCGGAGTCACCGGGTCTGCTGGCGCCACGGTCAAGTTCTACCTGTACTACGACGATCCGAACCTTGTGGGTGGCAGCCAGACCCTACAGGCCACCACCAGCAACATCACTGCGATGGCGAACAACAACCGGCTGCTGCTGGGCACCGCAACGGTAGTGTTTCCCACCAGCGGCACCGGTGGCGGTTCGGGCGGAGGCGCATGCGTCACGGTCGATTCCTGGCTGCCCGGCCACGGCGCTGCCGGCGCCATTGCCGTGGACGACCTGCTGGAGCTGGTGGAGGATGCCGCGAGCTTCCGACGCCGCGCTGGCAGGGTGACCTACGCCGTGCGGAAACTGGCGCCGTGCGTTCGCATCATCACCGAGAGCGGCATTTCCCTGGACTGCTCCACCAGCGCGCCGATTCTCTGCAGCGACGAATCGCTGGTGCTGGCGCCGGACCTAGTCGACACGAGGCACCCGGAGCGCAACCGCGTCATTCCGGTGAGCGACTTTGGCGACCACCGGCACGAGCGCGTCGTGGCCGTCGAGGACATCGGCGAGCGCGAGGTGATGCACATCACCTGCGAGAACAGCGTCTTCCTGGCCGGCCGCACGCGCGGCCGCTACATCGGCCACCACAACCTCAAACCGACCTGAGAGGGCAGCATGAGCTACACCAAGGTTTCCCCGCAGCCGCAGCCACGCGACCCCGACAACAGCGACATCGGCGCGCCGGGCCTCTATCCCAGCGAAGTCGCGGTGCAGCTGGATACCGGCGAATACGTGGCTGTCTACGTCGAGCGGACGTGGCAGGAAAACAACGCCGGCTTGGCTTTCTACACATCGGCGCGACTCGTCAACGCCGACGGCAGCACCAAGCTGTGCGTGGCCGGCAAAGAAATCGTGATCGAGGTGCGCACCGCCAGCGTGCAGAAGGACATCCAGGACTATGGCGCCGACGCGCTCACGAAAGAGCATGTCCTCGCCGTGCTGGGAGAGCAGACCACGCAGGTTCCGGTGCCCGACGGCCAGCCAGGCGAAACGATGTCGATGATGCGCTGGGACGCCAACTTCCTCGCCAATATCAGCATTCGGCAGGCGATCGCCGCGGTGGCTTGCGCTGGCGAGGTGACGACGCTGGCCGACCTCCTGTAGCGCTTCGCACGCCCTGAGACCGCCCCGGCGTAGGCTGTGGCGGTGGCAGACGACGTCGAAATGAAATGGGAGCTGGTCCAGTGCGGGACCGACAAGATCGACCTGTGGACGGGGCGGTTAGTCCGCCCGTTCCTTTCGGTCCATTTCGTGAAGGTGGGCATGCGCCTGGATGGGGGCTATAGCCTCTGGTTCTGCCCGAAGGGCATCGGCATCGACTTGCCCTATAGCATCCACCGCTACGGCACCGATCGCGGCAAGCCCATGGCTCAGGTCGAGCGCTGGGCCCGGACCCACTGGCGGTCGATACCGCGCGCCTGACGGCCGGGTGTAGGCTGAGAGCCTGCTCGCTGGAGGGTCGCCGCCATTTGCTATTCCGCCCAGGTCAAAGCCGACTACATGGCCTTCGTGCGCATCTTCGGCGCGGTCATGGATATCCATGAGTTCGTGAAGCTCTTCGTGGAGAAGCGCGCGGATGGCGGGTGGACGAAGCTACCCAAGGCGATGCGCGAGTCCTTCCGCAAGCCGGCGAGCGAGGAGGGGTTCGAGCTGGCCAAGATCGTGGCCGAGGGCGATCGGGAGCTGGAGGCGAAGCTGGTGGCCGAGCTGGACACGCAGCGCGAGCGCCTGGCCAAGGCCGAAGCGGTGCTCGCCGGGCCGAAGCCGACCAAGAAGGCCGCGGAGGACCAGCGGATCGCCGGCAACAAGGTGAAGGCGGCCCAGCGAAATCTGGACGACCTACGGCGCGCCGAGCCGGACCCCAAGGATTCCCGAATCTACCCGGGAAGCTATGCCCCGGTGATGATCGCCGACGCCAAGACCGGCCAGCGCCGCGTTGTGCCCATGCGCTATCAGTGCCGCCTGCCTGGCTGGACCGAGGCCGTGGAGCGGAAGTACCCGGGCACCTACAACGCGCGCCGGGACAACCTGGAGAGCGCATGGTCCAAGCTCTTCGGCTACCACCACGGCATCATGATCGTCACGACGTTCTACGAGAACGTGGACCGCGACGGGAAGAACGTGGTGCTGCAGTTCACTCCGAAGCCGCCGCAGGACATGCTGGTGGCCTGCCTGTGGTCGCACACCACAGACCGCGACGGCGACGAGCTATGGTCCTTCGCGGCCACTACCGACGAGCCGCCGCCAGAGGTCCTGGCCGCAGGCCATGACCGCTGCATCATCCCCATCAAGCCGGAGCACCTAGATGCCTGGCTCAACCCCGACCCGCGCGACCTGCAGGCGCTCTACGCCATCCTTGATGACCGGCCGCGCCCGTACTACGAGCACCGGCTGGCGGCATGAGCAAGGCGTGGCTCGCGGCGATCGCTGTGTTTCTGGTGTCCTGTAACGGACTCAGAATGGTTGTCCATACAACCTGCGGAGACGGCTGGCACTCCCCATCGATCGGCCGCCGGGGCGCTTGCTCCCATCACGGCGGTGTGGATCGAATTGCAGGCAATCTAGTTCTGTTCGGTAGCGGGGCTGCCGCCTGGTTAGCATGGAGTTACATCGAGAACCGCGAGGAGCGGCGGCGGCAGAAGGAGCGCGATCAACGAGAGAAGTCCCGCAAAAGCCAACAGGACGACGGCAGTGTCTAG